AAATTTCGTAAGACAGTACCGAACACAAAAGGGGAGAAGTAAAATGGATCCTCGCATACAAATGGGCGATATGCTCAACGGCATTGGACAGCATCTTGCCGACATTCTCGATCAGCACCCCGATGGTAGTTATATGTATGCCGAAGTGACCGAAGGCTCCTGTGAAGCAGGTATTTTCTTCGATGAAGGCAAACAGGTGGTCTATTTTGATCCAAGTGACGAGCTGTTTGACGCATTGTTCGACCTTTGGAATTTCGCCGAGGCGGATAAGAAATGGGCTGTGCTTCATTATGAAGTAAAAGATGGCAAGTTCAACGTCCGCTTTTTATATCCTGATCAATTAGATCCGGAGGAATTCGGTTTTGAACGTCGAGAGCGCGCATTGCACGAGCGTTATGGCGACAAGCCTGTCATCTATCCCACGCCGGACGGAGATTATCGTGAACTGACATTGGACGATTTTCCCGACGACGATGATGAGAGTCCTGCGACCTAGCTGTCGTTTCATTTCCAAAAGATACAATGACCGCAAGTTGCCGTCTGCACCACGCATGACGCTGAGAAAACAGCGCGACCCGTAATGGCGGATGCAGCCTGTTTGGGTCCGATTTACACATAGGAAACATCAATGGTTGAGAATGATTTGCAAGGTCTGCTGGAGCAGGCCTCCGAAACGGGTGCGCGGCGTGCGCTGGCCCAGTTGGGGCTGGATGATGCCAGCGCCGCCAAGGATATGAGCGAATTGCGCGAGTTGCTGTCCGCCTGGCGCGACGCCAAACGCTCGGCGCGCAAGGCAGCGATTGGCTGGGTCGTGCGCATGGTGCTGGCGATGTTGCTGATTGGCATTGCGTTCAGATTGGGGCTGCCCGGATTGGTCAGCCAATGAGGCTGGCGGGCTATGCCGCTATATTCGATGCGCCGGATAAGGGCGGCGATATTGTCCGCAAGGGGGCATTTGCGCGCGCGGCAAAAGCGGGCCTGCCGTTGCTGTGGCAGCATGACCAACGCCGCCGCATCGGCTTTGTCGAAAGCTTAAGTGAGGATGCACGCGGCCTGCGCGTTATTGCGCAGCTCGATGATGACAATGCCTTTGTTCAGGCGGGCAGCGGCCTGTCCTTTGGCTACCGCGTGCGTGCGATGCAGCAACAGGAATATCGGGAGCTTACCGATCTCGACCTCATTGAGGTCAGCATTGTCACCACCCCGATGCAGCCGCTCGCCCGTGTGCTGGCGGTGGAGGCGGGCGACGCAAGCATCACAGAAACCACACAATTCACGCAAGGAGAATGACATGGATTATGAAGTTAAAGCAGACAATCTTGACGCCGTTTTTGACGGGGCGGTGCCCGCGGTAGCCGTGACGCGGCCCGTTTTGTCCGGCGGCAAGGTCGCGGACCCCGCGCGCTCGGCCTTTGTCGATGGCTATTTGCGGCGCGGGTCGGAGGTAGAGCTGAAAAGCTTCACGGGTGTAACACCGGCCGATGGCGGCTTTGCCGTGCCGCGCGAAATTGATGAGGTCATCGACAGCGTGTTGAAATCCATCTCCCCCATTCGCGCGATTTCGAGCGTGGTGCGTGTGGGGTCGGCGGGTTATCGCAAGCTGGTGACGCAAAATGGCGTGACATCGGGCTGGGCGGCGGAAACCGCAACGCGTCCGGAGACGGGGACGCCGACCTTTAACGAAATCGTGCCGAGCTTTGGCGACCTTTATGCCAATCCGGCGGCGACGCAGGCGATGTTGGATGATGCGGCATTTGATGTGGAGGCCTGGCTCGCGGATGAGATTGCATCCGAATTTGCCAAGGCCGAAGGCGCAGCCTTCATCAATGGTAATGGCATCAACCGCCCGCGCGGATTTCTGACCGCGCCGGTTGCCAACACAAATGATGCGACGCGGCCCTTTGGCACGTTGCAATATGTGCCGACGGGGGTGGCGGGCGGCTTTGCCACAACCAACCCGCAAGACAAGTTGGTCGAGCTGGTGCACGCGGTGCGCGCGCCTTATCGCCAAGGAGCGAGCTGGGTGATGAACGCGTCGACCTTGTCGATTATTCGCCGGTTCAAGACCAGCGATGGCGCGTTCATCTGGCAACCGAGCCTTGCCGCGGGACAGCCGGATATGTTGATGGGTTATCCCGTCATTGAGGCCGAAGACATGCCCGACATATCGGCGAACAGCCTGTCGATTGCCTTTGGTAATTTCAAAGCGGGCTATTTGATTGCCGAACGGAGCGAGACCAATATCTTGCGCGACCCTTATTCGAACAAGCCTTATGTCCATTTCTACGCAACCAAGCGCATTGGGGGCGCGCTGATTAACTCGGCGGCGATTAAGTTGATGCGCTTTTCCTTGACCTAAGCATTTTGGCCTCTGCCCGCATGATACATGGGCAGGGGCTTTTTGGTTATAAGTTGACTGAATAAAACGCCAATATGGCTAATAATGCGCAGCCACTGTTTTGCGCGTCACCAAATTCAAAGGAATATCCGATGTTGAGCCTTGATCCGCTCGGCCTCGACAGCGTCATGCTGGCCGAGGTGCGGGCCTATGTGCGTGTCGATGCGGGCACTGATGACAATATGCTCGCCGCTTGCGCCACTGCCGCGGTTGAACATGCCGAGCGCTTCACGCGGCAGATACTGATCCGCCGTGTCGCCAAGGATATCGTCACAACAGGGTCAGGCTGGCAAATATTGCAAGCGATGCCCGTGCAATCGGTCGTGAGCGTGACAGGCATTCCGGCCGAGGGCGCCAGTTTTGCCTTGGCTGCGTCCGCATGGGAGGCAAAGATCAGCTCCCGCGGCGAAGCCTATTTCCGGGTGCTACAGCCGGGCAGTGCCGGGCGTGCGGAGGTATCGCTGAGCGTGGGCCTATCGGCGAATTGGGCTAGCCTGCCGGAATCGCTTCGGCTTGGCTTGTTGCGGCTGACGGCATATTTCTACAACAATCGCGACGCGAGTGATGATGCAGGGCCACCTGCCGCCGCACTGGCGTTATTGCTTCCGTTCCGCCGGGTGCAATTGGCATGAACGGCGAATTTGCAGGCACGCTGCGCGAACATATCGTCATCGAAACACGGCTCAGCACGCGCGACAGCCGTGCAGGGGCGGTGGGCAATTATCGTTATGATGGGCAGGCTTGGGCAGCCGTATCGCCATTAATGCCTGCCGACCTGACACGCGCCGATGCGCTGTCAGCCATGCCGCGATGGCGGGTGACAATCCGCAAACGCGAAGGCGTGGGCCTTGGCACAAGGCTGACATGGCGGGGCAAATATCTCGCAGTGCGCGCGGCGCTCAGCGATCCGCAAACGCCAGCGCAGATGCATCTGACCTGCGAAGAAGTGCGATGAAAACCGAACGCCTGACCGCCAAAGCCGAAGCCTTGGGCGCGGCGCGTGTGCAGCAAGTAATCGACCAGTTGATGGCAACCAAATTGCCGCCAGGCGTGCGGGCCGAACGCCGTGCGGACGGCGTGACTTTAGTCGCCAAGAACCTGCGCCGCCGGATGCTGGACGATGTGCAATTACGGAGTTTTGGACGATGAGTGATGCAGTGCAAGCCTTGCAAGCCGCGGCTGTGGCGGCGCTATCGGCGCATCCGGTGTTGGCGGCGCAATTGACGGGCATTTATGATGGCCCGCCGCCCCGCGCGACCTTTCCTTATGTCGCGGTCACCGACGGGTTGGTGAGCGACTGGAGCACGAAGACGCAAAAGGGCCGTGAAATCCGTCTGGCGTTTACGGTGTGGGATGATGGCGAGGCTGCGACGCGGCTGGCGGACCTGATGGGCCATGTCGACGACGCCTTATTGGCGATCCCGCGCGACTTATCGGGCTGGCGAATTGCAACTGTGGTCTTCCTGCGATCGATGATCGTGCGCGATCCGGCGGGGCCATGGGCGGGGCTAGTTGAGCACCGCGTCCGGATACTCGCAGTCTAACCCAAGCAATATTTTCTCCGCTGATGCGCGGACATTTTCGAAAGGATAGGAGCATATGCCAGTAGAAAGAGGAAGCGCCTTCCTGTTGAAGGTTGGTGATGGCGCAGCGACGCCCGTATACGCAACGGTCGCGGGCCTGCGCACCACGCAAATGTCGATCAATGGCGACCCCGTGGTCATCACCCATAAGGGCAGCGGCGCATGGCGTGAGCTGCTGTCGGGCGCGGGTGTGCGGTCGGTGTCGGTGTCAGGGGCGGGCGTGTTTACAGGCTCGTTGGCGGAAACCCGGATTAAGAACAACGCCTTTTCGGGGCAGTTGGATGATTATGAATTAAGCTTTGAAAGCGGCGAGCGGTTGCGCGGCAAATTCCTGGTCGCGCGGCTCGATTATGCGGGCGATTTCAATGGGGAGCGGTCCTACACGCTGGCATTGGAAAGCAGCGGAATGGTGACGTCACTATGACGCGGTCCGCCAATAAGGCGCGCGGCGAGGCGTCGTTATTGCTCGAAAACGGAGCAGTTGTTTTGCGCCCAAGCTTTGCCGCATTGGTTGCAGCAGAGGATGAGCTGGGACCGTTATTTGCGCTGGTTGAACGCGCGGCGGCGGGCGAGATGAAGCTTTCCGAAATGGTCGGCTTATTCTGGCATTGCCGTCATGCAACCGACGCCAAAATGACGCGTGCCATGTTCAGCGAAAGCGTGACCAAGGCCGGGCTTTCGGCGATGACGCCCACGCTAAAAATCCTGCTGGGTCAGATATTGAGCGGGCGATGAGCTTTGCCGATGTTGCGGCCCAATTGGCGGCGCGCACGGCCGTGATTTTGGGCTGGTGGCCCGATGATTTCTGGAACGCTACACCCGCCGAACTGCTGGCCATATTGCACGCGCTTGCGGGCGATGGGGCGCCGCCGCCCAGTGCGGACACGATACATCAATTGATGGCGCGGTTTCCAGATAGCTCAAGCGGAGAGACATGATGGATGAAGAAATTGATCGGCTGGTGGTGTCGGTGCGTGCTGACACCCGCGCCTTTGCGCGCGACGTGGCCACGATGCGTGCCGAACTCGACGGGCCATTGGCCGACGGGTTGGAACGCGCCGGATCGGCGCTCGAACGCGGGCTGACCAGCGCCATTCAACGCGGCAAATTTGGCTTTGACGATTTGCGCCGCGTGGCCTTGTCTGTGTTGTCGGAAATTGCCGCGGCCGCCATTCGTTCGGGAATGAATGGGGGCAGTGGTGGGGGTGGCGGCAATCTGCTCGGCACCTTAGGGAATTTGCTCGGCAATGCATTAGGCGCGCCGGGCCGCGCGACGGGCGGGCCAGTGTCGCCGGGCCGTGCCTATCATGTGGGCGAGCGTGGCCCTGAATTATTTGTCCCCACAAGCAGCGGGCGGATTGAAGCATCCCCTGCGGCCGGCACACCAACTTATGTCCGGATGACAATCAACGTGTCGGATGCACGCGGCACGGCGCCCGCTGCGCTTGA